CCGTTGGGCGACTCTCAAAAAAATTGGACTTGCCCAACATACCGATCGTCTCCATAAACACAAACGGGTTGGGTGTGTTGTACATTTTTTTATACCCTAGGTCCATCGACAGGCGATCTGCCACACACTCAATGTACTGCTCCATGCTGTCACTGTTCATCCCAAGCAAGCGAATAGGCAGGGCATCTTTCATAAAAATCTTGGCAACCTTTACGCCATCGTCAATAAGCGTAAACACCGCCTCCTTACTCAATTTTGTCTCTAACAATTTATAAATCTCACACGCAAACTGCACGTGCATCCCCTCATCTCGCGCAATAAACTCGTTGCTTTTTACAAGGCCTTGGAGAAACAAACGGCCGTTGCTTTTATATCGTTTCAGCCAGAAAATACTGGCAAACGCACCACTAAAGAAAATGCCTTCGACTACAGCAAAGGCGACTACGCGGTGTGCAAAGGATAAATCGCTTTCAATCCAATGCATCGCCCAGTCTCCCAATTTTTTTACACTTTCAACGGTCTTGATGGACTGGAAAAGAAAGTCTTTTTCTGTCGGGTCCTTGATAAGATTGTCAAGCATCAACGAGTAGGTTTCGCTGTGGATACCTTCAATCATCATCTGGTATGTGTAACATGTGATTGCCTCCATAATCTTGATTTCCTGTAAAAATCGTTTGGACAAGTTGAAATTGACGATGCCATCGCTGGCTGCAAAAAAAGCCAAAACACGTTTGATGTAATGTTGTTCATCGGCAGAAAGCTCAACAAAGTCTTCATAGTCTTTGGAAAAGTCGATTTCTTGGGGCTTCCAAAAAGATGAGAGTTGTTTTTGGTAAAGATCCCAGAGGCCTTGATATTGGATTGGATACATTGTAAAACGGCTGTTGGAATCGTCGAGAATGGGTTCGGTGGACATCTTTATCTTCTTTATCTTCTTTATTTATTTAAAATTATTAAAAGAAGATATCAATTTTAGCAAGATGGTTTCTTCAAATATACTATCAATATTACCATCAATTTCCGATTTATCAATGATATCAACACGATCAGAAAATTTTGGAAATTCTTCCTTGCATTTTTTGCATAACAATACATAAAGAATTTTATAGTTTAATTTTGGAAAATATTCCTGCAGGATTTCATCTAAATCATATGCTTCTTTTGTCTCACATTTTATATGAGACTCATCGTGATTATGCATAGCATGTCCTTTTCTTAAAAAAAGAATAGTATCATTACCATTACATATTTTTAAAAAACGTTCAACTCTTCTATTATACATATCAGCTGTGACTTCTGAATGTATAAATTTTACCCCATACTTTTCATTCATAAAATTTGAATAAATTGGTATAAAATCTTTAAAATTATTTTTTAAAATTAACGAGATGCCATTATAAGTAACACACCAATCAAATGGAAATGAATGATATCTTAGGCCATTTCTTTTTAAAAAATTGGCTGTCCCACAATCAACACCAATTGGAATAATAATCATTTTATATTTAAATATGTATTTAAGATTATATAAACAAAATATAAAATGTCAATTAAATATATACAAAAGTCAGATTTTAATATATTTAGACAATCTTATAAGCCTCTAATATTTGTATCTGCATTTTTTGATATCGGAAGAGGACAATGGCCAAATTCAGCTAGATCTGTTGATAGATATATATCAAGTTTTTGTAACTATTTGCCTTTTAATTATAATATGATTTTATTTATGGATGATAAATATATTGATAAAATTCCTTTATCTCCAAACTTGAAAATTATTCCAATTAATTTAAGATGGTTAGAAACAAATGTATATGCATGGAAAGTTTTAGAAAAAGCAAAAGAAATTCATGATTCAGAATTTTATAAAAACTTGGCAAGTCAACATGGCTCAATTGAAAATATATACCCAGAATATAATGCAATTAATCACGCAAAAATAGATTTTGTTACATACGCAATAACACATTATATTGGTCTAGAATCTAATTACAATGTTTGCTGGTCAGATTTTGGGTATTTTGATTCTATATTACATAACAATATAAAAGAATTTCCAAGTCGTATATTGGATTCTAGATATTTTTCTTCAAATAAAATAAATTTTTTTCTGTACGATATAATCAGACCAAATGATTATGATATTATTTACACTTTAACAAAAGCACCTGTAACATTTACAGGAAGTTTTTGGTGTGGTGATTGTTCCATCATGTTTAAATATCAAAAATTGTACCATGAGTGTTTAGATGAATTATACCAGCGTCAAATTTCTGACGATGATCAACATGTTATGTTAAGATGTTTTATTAAAGATCAGTCTATATTTGAACTATTTTTAGAAAATAAAAAATGGCCACAAGTACTTTTAGATTTTCAAAAAGAGATTTAAAATATATTTTTACAGAGTTTATAAAAATATATTTGTTATACTATTTACTTGTTTAAGTTTATATTTTATATTTATATTGTATGATAATTTATTTACACCATATCATTCCCCAATCTTTTTTAGGGATTGTTAATAATAACTGTTTTTTTATAGTATCATTGTCTGTATAATCAGTTTCATCTGGTCGAAAGAGATAATAATCTTCAAATTGTACATAAAATTTATTAAAACCAATTTTTACTAAATGATCTATACATTTAAATGTTATATGATTTACCTCACTTGCCCGTTCAAAGCATAATTGCTTTATTTTACTTGTCAAAGATGATATACATTCAAATTCTCCTCCTTCTACATCAATTTTTATCAAAGTAGGAATTCCATATTGAGAAATCAATGTATCTATTGTTACTGTTTTACACAAAACTTCTTTGTAAGAAGTATTAAAAAATCTTGATGTTTCACTGACAAGCCAGTCTTTATTAAGAGTCGATAAAGTATTTATATTTGCTTCAAAAAAAGTTATATCATTTCCATTATTATTACAAACAGCATAATTTATACATTCAACTTTATTATTATTTTCAAAATTTATTTTTAAGTTATCAAATATACCTTCAGATGCTTCTATTGCAATAATTTTATCATATAAAGGTAAATTAGCTTTAGTCCAATTACCAATATTTGAACCTATATCAAAGCATATATTTTTTTTTACAATAAAATGCATCTCCCCATCTGTAATTTTCACACCAAGAGGTTTCTACCCTATGAAATCCAAATGTTTTTAAATACTCATCAATCTCTGTAACAAGAGAACAGTCTTTGTAAACATAGTCAGAATTTACTTCTGTATAAATATAATCAATTGACGGTAAATAAGCCTCCATACTTTTTAACGCTTTTAACTCAACTCCTTGAATGTCCAAATTTAAAAAATTATAAGGAATATCATACTTGCATATAATATCTTTTAACATTTTAGTAGTTGTTGAAAAACTGCTCACATAATGCACGTGAGGATGAAACGTAGAATGCAAGCCAAATTCAAGTATAGAAGAGGACTGTCCATTATTTGATACATTAAATGTAACAATTTCTTCTTTATCTGAAATGACAGCCTGTTCTATAAGGATATTAGAGTACAATAATTTGCAATGATTAACTTTTTCTTGAAGTGCTTCGATCCAAAGAATTTTGTATCGTTGAAGATACTTTTCGTATAGTTCAAGTTCTTCGCAATGATGCGCCCCAACATGCAAAATGCCATTAAATTTTATGGAATATTTTTTTACGAGATCATCCAAAGAAATTAGCATTATTTAAATAATTGTATTATATTTAAATAATGAATAAGAAACTTGTTCAATATCCATCTGGATCTCATCACAAAAATGATGAAAGTATACAACGGATGTGTAAAGTGTTGTCAATTAATTTTGAAAGTACAGAAGATGTTAATAGATTAAAACAAGATGATTATGATTACTTGTGGTTACCTATAAAATTTGTATCGCCTGATGAAATTCCTAAAAAAGTATTTATTTTATATGGTCCAAATTTCTTTGTATTTCCTAATAATAGCTGGATCGATGGGAAACAACATGAAGACTGGAGTAAAAGATGTATTTATACATCATTATCTGAATGGGTCACAGAACTTTATGGAGAATTTGTAAAAGAGTCTGTTATCCCAATAAAAGCCATTCCATTTGGTGTAAATGACGCTATCTCATGTGTTCGTATCATACCAAATTTATATGACTGCGTTATTTATTTTAAAAATAGACATCCTTCTTTACTAGAAAATGTCATCTCAAGTGTCTCGAATAAAGGACTTAATTATCGAGTATTCTCATATGGATCTTATTCAAATGATGACTTTTTATACTCTTTGCGACAATCAAAATTTTGTATATGGATTGGAAGTCACGAATCACAAGGATTTGCATTTCAAGAATGTATGATGACAAATACTCCAATGTTGGTTCTTGACACAACAAGTATGTTTGATGAATATAATGGACCTAACATGGTTTATTCTAACTTTCTTGGACAAAAACAGTTAAAATCAACATCTGCAACGTGTTGGACACATAAATGTGGTGAAAAATGTACAGTAGAAAATTTTTCAGAAAAACTTGAACTTATCCAGTTAAGGCTTGAATCATACACTCCCCGAAAAGTAATTATTGAACAACGATCGGATAAAGTATGTATGGAACTATTACTTGATTGCTTTCATAATTTAAAGAATTTAGAATAATACAAAACAAATATGAAGCTATTTGTTCATGGATTTTGGAGCGGTTTCATTGAAAATACAAACCCTGTTGGTGTTAATTTTTTTATAGAATTGCTTGAAAATGTATTCTCCACTAAGATCGAGCTTGACACATTTGATGAAAGCGATATTTTATTAGAAACTATTTTTGATCATAAAACATTCTTGTTTGATAAAAACTGGAAATATACATTTTTATTTTCAGGAGAATCACGCTTAAGACCTCTACATCAAAATTATTCTTGTGTATTATACGGAGAAAGAAACAATAAAAATATTATAAATGTTCCTTTATTTATTCCATATCTATATTCATCTAAACTATTATTAAAATTAAACGAAAAAAAGGCTCATTTTCTTCCTTCTAAAAAAGTATGCGCGATAATAAGCAATCCTTGTGGTAATTTTCGCAACACATTTTTAGATCGTCTTGAAAAAAAAATAAAGATTGACTATGCTGGAAATTATAAAACAAATATTCCTATCATAAATTATACATACAACACACCAGAATTTATAAATTGTATTAAAGAATACAGGTGTATCATTTCTATGGAAAACAGTAGACAAGATACATATATTACAGAAAAAATTACCCATGGGTTTATAGCCGGAAATGTTCCAGTTTATTGGGGTTCAGATAAAATTTCCAGTTATTTTAATAATGGTCGTTTCATTAATGTAAAAGAAGACTCAATTGATGCTTCTATAAACACTATTATTGATATTTGTGAAAATGATGATAAATATTTAGAAATGATAGAACAGAATGTATTTCCAAATAAAGATAACAAATTAGAAAGGACTATAAATGTAATTGCAGATGATATTAAAAATTTGTTGTTTAGACCTTATAAAAGCATTGATAAAATTTTTGTAATATCATCTATTGAATTTGAGCCAGAAAGATATAAACGATTAGTAGATATGTTTTTATCTATAGGTGTAAACTCTCATAATCTGTCATTTATTTGCCCTACTTATAAACAAACTATTACATCTGAAATAATGGGCATGTATGTAAAACAAAATCTTGTCCGAAAATTAAGGTATCTGGGAATGAAAAAGTCTGAAATATCATTATTTTTAAATTACAAGGCTGTACTCGAATACATTTGTGCCAATTATTTAGATGGACACTTTTTAATTTTTGAAAGTGATGTCTATAAGACAGAAGATATAGACAAGTTTTCTAAATTTATTGATTATTTTGTTTCTAAAAAAGAATGGGATCTTATTCATATTGGCAAAGAAGGAGAAAACCAGTATTATACAAATCCTTTTATGGAACACAGTCCATATAGAGATTTTACTATTTCATCAAGTACTCCTTTTATTGAAGATATAACTACGCCCAATGATTTACACCGAATAATAAGAAAGTTTCATACTAGATGCACTGATTCATTTTTATGGAGATACAGAGGAGTTGAAAAATTTTTAAAATATATGAATACTAGTCTATATGAGGTACCGTTTGATTATTATATGAGTAATTTTTTTGAAATAACCCCAGACTTTAAACAGTATTGGTCTATGGATACATTTTTTATACAGGGAACAAACAATGGTCTTGAAAAATCGACTATACAAACAGATACAGAATAATCACCACTTTTTTATGAAAAAGCAATACAAAAATATTATGTGTAAAATACACGGCTTTTTCACAAAAATCCGTACCAAAAACGTAACATTTAAATTAACTATTTGGAGCCACGATCTCGTTTCAAAAATAAAAAGGAAGTGCTACATATAATTTTAATATTATATGTATTTTAACCACAAAATCATCCACTAAAAATAACATTTTTATAAAAAAGGAGGGTGTAAATAGATAGTCAACATGCTGTGTAAAATAACTATTTGAGTCCATAAATAGTTTATAAAAGATAACTTAAAGATGAGTTAATATTAAAAATGACATTAAATACTAATATACATGATTCTGGTTTTTTTTCTACATGTACAGTTATTATTTATAATATCATCGAATATATTGAAAAATTTAAAAAGTATCCATTAAAGATCAACGGTCAAAATAGTTTTTCTTGGTATAAAAAATATGGAGAAACTGGATCAATTTTTAATGATTATTTTTTAGAAAATACAGATTTATCTATGAACTATGATTTTCTAACTGATATAAAAGACTACTTCACTGATGAAAGTAATGAAAGTAATGAAATACAATTCTGCAACTTTTCAAAATTACGTTATGATATGATTAGCCCAATTATTAAAAATTATTTTTCTCCTAGTAAAGATATTTTAGAAAGAGTGCATCTTTTAGAGTCAAAATACTCTCTTGATTATGAAAATACGTGTGTATTATTTTATAGAGGCAATGATAAGGCAACAGAAATGACTTTATGTTCATACGAAGATATGTATAAGATTGCTTATAAAGTACAACAAGAAAATCCATTTATTAAATTTTTAATACAAAGTGATGAAACAGAATTTATTGACTACATGAGTGATAAATTCAGACATTCTTCATTTTATTTTAAAAACGAAATTAGGCATATTAAACGATCAAATACTACAGTAGATAGAGTATATCATAATTTGAATAATGAATTTTCTAAAAATTTTCTTGCAATTACATTATGTATGTCAAAATGTCGTAATATTATTTGTGAGTCTGGTAATTGTTCTCTTTGGATAATGCTGTTTCGTAACAATTCAAATGGAGTATGTCAATTTTTAAACGGAAAATGGTTTAATAATATTTAATTTCTATTTAAAGATTTTTTTAAATAGAAAATGACAACAATAGCTTTTCTGAGTAACAAATTAACACTTCGAGGAACAGAAGTCGCATTATATGATTATGCCGATTATAATGAAAGTATCCTTGGAAATAAAAGTGTTATTATCACACGTGATTATGAGTTAATTAAAAACTTATGGGATGTTGATATACAGGCATATAATAAGTTTAAAAATCGTTTTATAGTAGAATATTACCAAAACACAAATGACATTGATTCTATTGTATTAAAACATTCGATATCTCATTTATTTATAGAAAAAGCCGGAGACTGGGATGGGTTATTGTCTAGTAAATGTAAAAACTTGATTCATTGTGTATTTACTAGTGTACAACCACATGGAGAAGTATATAGTTCTCTTGGAACTACTGTTAATAATATTTGTGGCACAAATTATCCAGTAGTTCCTTATATGGTAACATTACCAAATCATTCAGATGATTTAAGAGAACAGCTTGGGTTTACTAAAGATTCTATTGTATTTGGAAGATACGGTGGAACAGAATCATTTGATATACCATTTGTGTATGAGTCAATTAAAAAAATTTTATCAAAAAGATCAGATATCTTCTTTCTTTTTATGAATACAAATATTTTTTATGAACATCCTAATATAAAGTATTTACCAGGTTCAAGTGATATGATATACAAAAGAAAATTCATAAATACATGCGATGCTCTCATACATGCGAGAGAAAGAGGAGAAACATTTGGCCTAACATGTGGAGAATTTGCAATATGCGAAAAACCAGTTATTACGTTTAAGCATTCTCGTGAAAATGAACATATTTTAATATTAAAAGAACAAGCTGTATGCTACGCAAATGAAGATGAACTTTTGGAAATATTTGAAACATTTGAAAAAAACAAATATGATATGAAAAACAATGGATATATGTTTTATTCTCCAGAGAATGTAATGAATATTTTTAAAAATGTCTATTTATCAATTCCAAAACCATTATATTTATTTGATGAAAAAAAAAGTACTTGTTTATGTGAAATTATGGGAAGAAACAAGTCTGATAAAGGAAGTGTAAATATTAGAACTAGCTGGCATAATTATACTACTTTTTATTATAGTATATTTAAGGATATTCAGGATATGGAATTAAAAGTATTTGAATTAGGGTTAGGAACTAATAATGTAAATATTCCATCTAATATGGGACATTTGGGTAGACCTGGTGCATCTTTATATGGATGGTCAGAATTTTTTAAAAAATCTTCTATATTTGGAGCTGATATTGATAAAGAAATTTTATTTAATACGGATAAGATTAAAACCTTTTATTGTGATCAAACAAACCCTGTAATAATTAAGCAAATGTGGGAGGAGACTAGCTTAAAAGATAATATGGATATTATAATTGAAGATGGGTTGCATACATTTGATGCAAACGTATGTTTCTTTGAAAATAGCATTCATAAATTAAAAAAAAAAGGATATTTTATCATTGAAGATATATTAAAAACAGAAGAATATTTATTTGCAAACAAGATTAAAGAATGGGAATTAATCTATAAAGATTGTATATTTACTTTATTGTCTATTCCATCTGATTGCAATAAAGTAGACAATACTTTGTTAGTTATTTATAAATTATAATTTAATCCACTCCTCTGGGAATCGCCCTGACATATCCTCCGTAAACCCAAACCATTTTTCTGGATAAATCACTTTTTTAGACTCATTTGCGTTTAAATATGCTCCCCACCAACTAAACGTGCTGTTTGCGATAATATGGTGCTTGCACATCGACATCAGCAACATCTCTTCCCAATCATCCAAGCCAAACGGTTTTGATGATGTAAACGTCAAATCAAGCTGTTGTGTAGCCTTAAACTCGTCTTTTAATCGCTGAATAGTCGTCTCAACATAGTCACGATCTTCATCCTCGTAAAAATACAGAAAATGCGTGCATTGTGTATCATTTACTATTCGTTCAATGCTTTTTTTATAATAATCGTAGCCTAAAATAGGATGACATTGTTGGTACTTTTTGTAATCTCCCAAACGAAAATGAAGACTGGTCGCGTTTAGGTCTGCGGACCCTATTTTTTTTAACACATGTTGTTTTTTTTCATCAAGCCCAATCAAACTGTAAATGGTGTCATAATATTCCCTAAAATAGTGCGGGCGTTGAAAGTAGCCTTGCAAGACAACCGAGTTTGGGGTTGAAAAAAGATGGTCTTCTTTTATATACACGGTGTCTTGCTCATACGGTTGGTCTTTTACAAAGGGGCGCAAGTGTGTAAAGAGTGTATCCCAGTATGGGTAGCGTGTAGTATTGTTTGGAAAGCTTGTCGTGTATTTAAACCAGAATAGCTTGTTATGTTCGCGTGCGTATCGAATAGTGTTGAAAATCATAAAAAGTTGATTGCCAAGACCACCGCACAGGTCACATGTCACTGACATCTTTCGCTTTCCCTTTTATTTATTTATTATTGATTTAAATGTCAATAATAAATATCACTTTTTTTACTCACTTTTTATTTAAACTCTAAATTAAACCCATCGCACACGCATGCGAAGCAGGTGTCATTTAAACCCGTCGCGCGGGAACGGGATCCCGCCTAGTCATCCTCCAAATCCACCTCGTTATCTAAATCCTCCTCCTCTTCCTCAATATCGTCTTCGTCCAACTCCTCTTCATCTTCCTCATCCAATTCGTCCACCTTTACATTTTGCAACCCCTTGTCAACACTTAAATTCTCTGGAAGCTTGTATAAAAACTTGTACTTTTTGCACGTTTCAATGTCCTTGTCCGTCAACGAGTCTAGTTTTCCATTTGGATTTTGTTTGCCGATGACCATCTTTGTCTCCTTATTAAACACCAGCCCCGACTCAAAATGCTCTTCATTGCCAAACTTGTTTCGGCGAATCTCTAATGTGCCCGACTTCTCTGCAACGCTTGCCAAGACAGGCGCAGTTGGTGCCGACGCCTTGGATTTGCTAGTGCTTGTCTTGACAGCAGGCGATGCGGCGGATGCCGACGAAGATGAAGAGGATGAAGACGACCCAGATGTCTTTAGCGAATCAAGCACGCGTTGGATGATTTCTTCTTTTTTGCCCGATTGCTTCAACCCCTTGGACTTGCAATACGCCATCAAGTAGTCTTTTGTGCACGTCAACACCTTCTCCGGTGTCATCTCGGACACGTCAGCAGATGATGTTTTATCAGTCTTCTCCCCCTTCTCAGACGATTGAGACGAAGAGGAAGAGGATACCGGTGCCTGGTCATCGCTCCACAAGGCGTACACGTCCATCTTGTTTAATCCAAACTTTTGAGCAATGGTCTCGCAAAATTCGAGAATAATGGAATCGATCTGCTTTGATAACTTTGACATATTTAATTCTTGGTTTGCTTCTTGTTTAAACGTTTAATGCTTTAAATTTCAAAATTCGATTTTAAGAAAATATAAAAAAGCGAGTAAGAATCGTCTTCTATTCATCTTTGGATACAAACGTATACCCTTCTTCAAAATAAAAAGACAATTCAAGTGGAATGTACACATTTTTTTCGCGAACATCTAACAAAACGTCGCTACAAAATACAGAATCTTCGCATCCACCTGACCCTTGAACGCCTGGAATTCTGTTAAAAGAACTTTCTTCTCTATATTGGATTCGATTAAAAACATCTCGTAAAATAGACGAGTGTCCATGATGAATTGGTAGTCTATAATCATCGATATGTACAGCACACCTAGATGGCGCAGGTGCAAGCTTTCCATAATGATAAACAGCATGTGGATACAACGACGCATTGATGAGACGATTGGTATAACTATGTAAAACAAGTTGACAATCTGTTTGCTGAAATGCAGATGTTATAAACTCAAGGCGCTGAGGGTGCATTATATCATCTGCGTCCATATAACTAATAATGTCTGTATGTAAATGCCGTGATGCAATATTGCGATTTTCGGAGGCATTTTTACGTTCTTTGGTAGTCATGATATCTAGTTTAAAATCCGTATATTTTTCACGAATGTCATTGACATCTTTGTTATCAGGCAACGTCGAGGAACAGCTAACAACAACATGTGTCGGTTTTAATGTTTGAGCTTGAATTGAGTCTAATAAAATTTTCAATTTTTGTAAATGATAAATATAACATGGAATCGCTACACCAATTGTTCGCATTTTAGTTTATAAATATATGTTTTAAATAACCTTTAGTACTGGTTTAAGGCAATCTAGATTTTCTAATTTTTTATTGGAAACTTTTCTTGCATTCTGTACACATATTTTACTGAATCTGCGCCTGTGCTAGTTTTATAAGGCTTGTTAAATTTAATTATTCTTGATCGCAAGACAAAATAACGATCATTCGCAACACTAAATAAAGTAATATCAATGTCGTCGGTGTATGGGTAATAATTTAATGTTTTTACATCTGGAAAAGATGCATATTCAATGTCTAATAAATTTTGTTTTAATTTTGGGATATTAAATACCTTGAATGTTTTTGAAATATTTCTAAATTTAAGAACATAATAGTTGAGACTCATTCTCTCTTTATTGATAAATAATTTATTTTATTAAATCTAAATTTATGTTTTTTACATAAATTTAGTTGGGCATGGGCAGGATCGAACTGCCGTCTTAGACTTATAAGATCTAAATCCTACCACTAGATGACACGCCCCAACTATATATAATTTTACGCTTTTAAATGACAATTAAAAACGTGATTAAGATATTTTTAATTGTCATTTAAAAGGGTGCAAAAATATAGAAGCCCGTTTGGCCAAGTGGCAAGGCGTCAATCTTGTAAATTGAAGATCACGTGTTCGATTCACGTAATGGGCAACTTTTTTGATATATAAAAATATATCAAAATATTATATGCCTTTTGGGGTTCGGCCTTTTCTAAAGGCTGATCTGATTTTGGGGTTCGGCCTTTTCCAAAGGCTGATTTGGGGTTCGGCCTTTTTTAAAGGCTGATTTGGGGTTCGGCCTTTTTTAAAGGCTGATTTGGGGTTCGGCCTTTTCCAAAGGCTGATTTGGGGTTCGGCCTTTTTTAAAGGCTGATAGCCTTGCAACTTAAATTTCCCGTCGCCCCCATATACGCATTGCATCTGTAGTGAATATACAAAATCATCACAATTGTTATCAACATCAATGTCCCCATCCCCATCCATCGCGTATAATAAATCATACGCTTGTCGGGGCATAAAATTTTTGCATTGTCAAGTGTCTCATCGTCCTTTTCTTTATCAAGCTGTTTTTGTTGGCATCCCATATGCACGCAACTCACAAACACAGCAAGAAAAATAATTACAAAATCCGTTATTCGGATCACCTTGCTATATTTTACATAGACGACGTAAATCAAAAGGATATAGACGCTGATGTCTTTGATGTGGTCATACAAGTCGCCGCCTTTGCTTGTCATATTATACTTTCGCGCGAAATGTCCGTCCATACAATCAAAAAAGTATGAAATGGTATATAATATACCAAATGCTATCGGGTAGCCGTTGTACAGGCAAATCACAGAAAGGACTCCCGTGATAAGCGAATAAGTTGTGATTATATTAGGCGTATGACCAGTGCTTTTAAAGAACGGACAAAGGGCGTCGGCGAGGGCAATCATGCCATTGTCAATCGGCGAATCCATGTTATCCGGAATTTTTCTCATTTATATTTAATATAAATATAAATTACCGCTTTTTCACCCCTTTTTCACAAAAAATCAGCCTTTAGAAAAGGCCGAACCCCAAATCAGATCAGCCTTTAGAAAAGGCCGAACCCCAAATCAGATCAGCCTTTAGAAAAGGCCAAACCCCAAATCAGATCACCCTTTAGAAAAGGCCAAACCCCAAATCAGATCACCCTTTAGAAAAGGCCGAACCCCAAAATATATTTTATTTTTCTTCATTTTCTGTAAATTCTTCAAAGTTTTCTTCATTTTTTTCTTCAATTTCTTTCTCGTTTTCTTCAATATTTTCTTCAGCATCTTCTTCAATGTCTTCGTCATCTTCGTCCTCGCTTTCCAACTCAATTTGCACGCGTTGATGATATCGCATATTTGCATACATGTGTCCGTCCGTGTCGCACTCCACACAAAGATGCATATTACACTGCTGGCAAAACTGCGTCGCAAGGCCATGCGACCGATCTATTACACAATAGTTTGGCTGTTCGTGAGCGTCTTCGATAGCGTCTTCGCGCGGGTCTTCGTGAAAGGCTTCGATAGCGTCTTCGCGCGGGTCTTCGTGAGCAAGTTGTTCGCTAGCGTCGACTTCCTCTTCGTCATCTCGGTCAAGCGCCTCATCATTAATCACAATATTATAAATAACATTATTTTCATCAACGTTGTAAACATGAAGCACAAAATCACCATGATCTTCTTGTATAGGCTCCGCAAAGGGCTCCTCAAAGGGCTCCGCATCCTGCTCCTCAAAGGGCTCCTCATTTTGATCCTCATTTTGCTCCGCAAAGATCTCCTCGAAATCTACTTTATATTTGGCAATTTCGCCGCGACACACAGGACACTTGTAATTTTCAGCAACCCAATCCGTAAGACACTCTTTATGAAAAAGATGCTTGCACGGAATAGTATACAACTGGGATTCCGCTAAAAACTCGTCCAAGCAAATCGAACAACTTTTTTCATCCGTCTGTAATTCAGAAAACACAACAACCTGCAATTTCGCCAATTCTTCATCGGGAACAATTCGCTTGAAATCTTGCATTTGTTGCAACTCTTGCTGGCTAACAGCGTCTCCAACAGCGTCTGCCCGTGCTGCCGGTGGAATAAGCACATTCATGATATTCAACACACGTTGGGCAACGGCCTCGTTCGCGCGTTGCAAATTGTACAAAATCGTGCGCACCGTATTCATTTTTTCTTCCACCTCTTCCGTCTGCGAAAGCAAATAAACACCAAGCGAGTAGTAAATGTCTTCATAAGTCTGATCCGCTTCAAGCAAGATCTGAATAATCCTATTAAAATGATTTTCGTCCGAATAGTATTCAAACTGACTTACATACGGAATAACGACATTGGTAATAGTGGCAACGACCTCCTCGCTATACTTGAAAAAGTAGTTGACGTCGTTTAAATAATGGTATCGACTTTCAGATTGCATTTTACCGTTCTTATTTTAAAGAATTTTATAAAATAAATTTTTCGATTTTAGAAAAAGTTTCATACAATAAAATAATGACTTATGCCATTTCAGATACATCACAATCATTTATAAGTATGGCACGACTCATTGGTACACAAGACAACCAAGTATCCATAAATTCTATAGACATTTCACCCAGTTCTATCAATACTAAAAACGTTATCATTAGTGAACAACTTTTTTGTGGATTGCAACCACCTAATCCATCTGACTTTACTGCATACGCTGGATTGGCCAAAATAAATATTATATTCAAGACCTTTGATGACTTTCATACGTATAATCCGTATAGTACATCAACTATAGAAAGTTTTAGTAAAGCAGGAGTTATCCCGATTACTCGTCCAGGCTCGGCTGATAATATGCACTATTTCAAAGATATGTCGGGTGTCATTACACAAGATCCATTTCAAAATTATTTGGAGCTTGTAAATGAAGATAATTTTTGTCATATAAGCATCTATGTTAAAAAAAAGATTACTATCGCTGCGAAACATCACATCCATGCTGGATCTGGTTTTATCCAGTCGTCCGACCAACGTATCAAAACCGACATCCAGACATATGACTCATCTCTCGCATTGGATCAAATAAAAGCATTGCGTGTGACCTCCTATAAAAAAATTGAAACACCTCTTCAAGAAGAAATAGGATTTATTGCACAAGAAGTACATAAAATCCTTCCAAACGCAGTCGAAAAAATGACAATGTATATTCCCAACATACACAAGTGGATTTCGTGTACATATGATGATAAAAAACATACAATTAGCGTGGACAACTCCTCCTTAAATCTCAACTATAAAGAAAATATCCAAATAAAAGATAATAAAGAGTGTAC